GGATCGCCTTGCTTCGAGATCGGACCATTCTTTAAGATCGGCTTCTTTGATGGCCATGGTGGTTGGTTAGACTGCGGCTCGGTTCAGGTCGATGTCGACCGTCAGTGCTCCGTCCGCACCAGCGGCAGCGGTGCGACCGAGCAAGATGTTTCCTGCATCAGCAGCGCCCGACGCCTTTGCGGTGACGAGCTGCGTTGCAGTGGCGATCTGGACTCGGGCTCCAGCAGCAAGCACGGTTGCTGATGCCTTGTCGCAGGTCACGATTCCAACGACGCGAGCGTTGCCAACCTTGCCGGACTTCACGCCGGCTAGGCCTTCGACGATCCCGGCCAGGCCGTCGGCGGTCTGGACGATGGCTCCGTTGGCAGTGTCAGCACTGGCGGTGAATCGGCGAAAGTCGGTTTCTTGCTTGTAAGTTGCCATGGTCTCTTTGGTGTGTAGTGAGAAGTGCGGTTACTGAGGACTTAGCTCTGAGAGCGACTTGCTCGTCGAGCGGTTTTGGTGGGCTTGGATGGCGCTTCGACCACGACAGGCTGCTCGGCTGGTTGCTCCGATGGCTGCTCGTCTTGCGGTTCGTCCGATTCATCGGATTCGTTCGATTCGTCTTGGTCTGGATCTTCACCAGGAGGATCAGACTCGACAGGCTCTTGGGATGCCTTGGACGGCTTGGACGCCTTGGACGATTTGACCTCTACGCCCCAGCCTCGCTGGATGATCGACTCGGCACTGATGGCCGTGCCGTTGGTTTCGATCTCGCCTTCGAGAGTCTTGCCGTCAAAAACTACAGGCTGAAAAAGTCGGATAAGCATGGGATTGGTCGAGAGTTGAAGGGGGGGGAAACAACGGCAGAGCCGAAACTCTGCCGAAAGGAATCGATCACTAGCCCATGGTCGGGCCACTAAGACTAGCCCGCAAAGCGTTGCATCGCTCGGAAGTCGAGCGCGTTGACTCCGATGTAGTGCTTCACATCGATCACTACACCGAACTCACCGCCGGTCAGGGTCTCGGTTCGGACCACAGGAACTCGGCCAGCACCTTGGAGGTAGTTGACTTCAATCGTGCGTCCGTCCTTGGAGATGCCGTAGTACGTGGTGTCCGAACCGGCGATCGCTTGCTCGGTGACTGGGTGGACCAATCCGTTCGAGAATCGAGCGTCGGTCACAGGGGTGATGCCGTACTTCTTGATCGGGTTGAGCTCACCGGATCCGCTGTCGTTCGACAGGTTGGCCGAGTAGCAAAGTTGGATCGCCAAGTCCATCAGATCAGGAGGCACAACCAAGTGCGTCATCTTGAGGTTGAGCGTCGCGTCGCCGTCTTTGACCTTGAGCAAACGTGCGATCATTTCACTGAGGGTTGCACGAGCCAGGGCCTTACCCGTCGCGGCGTTCCCGTCGGTGCTGTTGAACAAATTGCGAGCGGTCTGCGCGAGGGTCGGGTTGCTCATGAGCAAGGCGGCGACGAGGTCAGGACGCAAGCGTCCAGCAGCGCGGCCGAAATCTTGCGGCGTGTCTTTAAGCTTCTGGAAGTTGTCGCCGAACATGTCCGCTTCGTCGATCTTCAATTGCTCGCTGAATCGTCCGACTTGAGCCTTTTCAGTCAACACACGGCGGTTGCCATGGCTGGCTTTCCCACCGACTGGGTGGTGCTTCAAATTCGGAGCGGCTTGCATCCGGTTGTTGTTGTGCTCCTCAAGGTCGGGACGCTCGCTTTCGCTGCAAATTCCTTGCGAGAAGTCATCGACTTCGGCGTAGCTTTCGAGCATCTTCGCACCGAGGGTCGCACCGAACAGAACCGCGACAGTCCCGGAGGAAAAGGACGCTTGGACCATGTCGATCCGGTTGGACGGGACATCGATCCCGCGAGCTTGGAGACCGAGCTTACAGGTCTCCACGAGAGTCAAGTCTCGGTACTGATGGGCAAGGTCGCTGGTGCGTGCGCGAACTGGGTCGTTTGCACCGGCTTGCAGCCATCCAGGAAGCTTGGCTCGGACATCGCGATTCTCAAAACTGGACGAATCAAGCCGCATTCCAGCACGCAACATGACTCCACCCTGGATTGCTCCGAGGTCGATCGACGTCTGGCTAGCTCGCGAGTGGATCGCGGGGCCTCGTGGGCGAGAATCCCGGGAGGCTTCGAGGTCTTGATGGCGTCGAGCAAGCAGCTCGGTCTGATCGCCGGTGAGGCCGTTCTCGATGGCGTGTGCAGCCAGGTCGACATTCTTGCCACCAACCATGACGATTGGATTGCCGAACTTGGCACAGAGCGTGGTGACTTCGCCGACCCGCTTGGTTTCGGCGGCCATCTGCGATCGGTAAGCGGTCAGATCCAAGGTGCTACCAGCGGTCAGATCGGGCGAGGCGGAAGAAGCAGCAGCGGTCGCAGGCTTGGTCATAGGGGGCTCCGTGGGTTGGGAAGCGGTTGCAGTGGGAGGTTGCGGCGCAGGGTCAGCAGGGGGAGCGGACGCATCGGCAGCAGGTTCGATGCTCTCGGCGTAGGAGACTTGCAGGGCGGCTTTGGCCTCGGGCGAAAGAGTCGCAGGATCGAGTCCAAGAGAGGTGCAATAGTCTTCAAAGGTTTTCATGTTTGATGTGGCCGAAGCGGCAATAGAGACAGAGGATTCTGGGTCGCCTGGAATCGTTACCAAGGAGACTTCTTTGAGTTGCGATCGCTTGACGACGAGGACAGGACCATCGAAAGTGCGTCCATTGCACTGGAGGGTCTGTCCCTGCGGAATCGTGGAGTAAGTGAGGATCTTCACGCCGACCGAGGGTCGCCAAGGAAATCCGTTTCTCGCTCCCGATACAATCTCCTGCTGATCGACCGAGGGGACCGAAAACACTCCGGTGACGGAGAGCTTGGTTCCATCGTTGGCCACAGCAGTCAGATGGCCGACAGGCCTGGATTCGTCGTGGTCTCGATGCACTGGTCCGACCGGTGCGTCGAGGCCTGCTAGGTCAATCACCACCGGACCGTTCCACTGGATTGCAAGCTTGGGATGCATGACACCCCCGGTATAGGCGATCCCACTAAAACTGGGCAGCGCGTCGGGAGTGTTAGGGTCTGCGGCTTGCAAGGCGATGGAGTCGCCACTGGTGCGCAGTTCCAAGTTGCTCTTGGACGAGGCGACAATGACGTTGGCGTCTTGTCGCTTGCGTTTCGTGGTAGCCCGGATCGATTTGCTCATGGGGACGAGACTACCACTCGACCCCAAAAAACCGTCCAACAAGAGTTACAAATCAGCCTTCGCCCAGTCCGAGTCCGGAATGATCGCATAACTGGTCATCGCGACTTTTTCCGAGTTGCCGATCCACTTCGAAGCGGTCGCAAGTCCGAAGGCAGTGATCAGTTCCGTCTCTCGAGTGGCTCGCATCGAATGCCAAGGCACCGGCCATGGATCGAGTCCTGCCTTGCGAACAACCTCGAGAAATCGCTGTGTGATCCCCGAGTGCGAGAGGCTTGCGATCGTCGGCAGCAGCTCGACGCCTGGTGCGGGGAGCTCGGCAGCGATCTCACGGAATAGCGGGATCTCTCGGACCATCCCTCGCTTGGTGTCTGTGATCTTGATCCGTTTTAAGCCCCGGTCGATCGATGCTTGCGTGAAGTCGCGAATCTCGCTGGAAATCCGCAGGCCTCCGAATCGAGACAGCACAATCACAAGCCGCAGCTCAGGATCGTCGCAGGCCTGGAGGACTCGCTCGATGGTCTCCACCGAAACGAATCGTTTCTCTCGCACTGAGACCGTGGTCTTGAGTCGCTTGGCCGGATTGGCAACGATCCACCGATTGTCCTCGCACCAGCGAAAGAAAGCTTTCCAATCCTTGGCGATTTTTCCCCGAGTGGACGCACCTTGCTCGAGCGCATCATAGACGGTGGCAATTTCCTCCGGGGACACTCCATCGATTCGCCGATCACCGCAGGCATCGGACAGATGGGCCAGAGATCGACCAACCGATTCGGCGGTCGATGTGGCAAGCAGATCTCGCTTGGCGTTGAGATACTCGTCGATCGCAGTCCGGACGGTGCGGATGGATCCGGTGATGCAAGTGAGCTTGGATTTGATTTCCTGGTCCAGACGATCGAGCCAAAGGGCTGTTTGCCTTGGGATGGGTAGGTCTGCGGTCTGGGCGGCGATGATCTCGTCGACATGTCGCTGGATGGCGATCGCTTCGGGCTCGGTGATGCGTCCGAGCCAGATCGAGCGACGTCCGGCAGCGGTGTAGACTCGAAGGCGATAGCCTTGACGAGTCTTTGCCTCGTGCGTCAGCGAGCTCACGCTGGTTGCTCTTCGTACTCGGACACAAGATTGTTGATCGTGCTTTCCTTGAGTCCAAGCGACCCCAGGAACACTCTCGCTCGAGACGTCGTCCAGATTCCTTCCTCGATCTTACCGAGGGTGTCCTCGATCGCTCGCCAGTTGCGGGTGAGTTGCAAACGGGACATGTTCGCAAATTCCCCGGTTGGAGCGGGTTGGCTAGGATCTGGCTCGGCAGCGCCTGTACTTTGGGCCGCAGCTCCGGGCGCACCAGAAGCACTAGGAGCACCAGGTGCAGCGCCTGCAGGAGCGGGTGGCCTGTCAGGATTTACCCAGCCTTCCTCGACGAGCTGCTGCGCGTGAGCTTCGGGGTCGATGTTCTGCTCGATTAGGTATTGTTGACGAGTCTTAAGACCGGCCCGGATCAGTTCGATGTTGACGTCTGCGATTTCCGCAGGATTCACATCTCGCTGTGGTGGCCATCGCCAAACCTTGGGAATCTCATCGGTCGGTTCGATCGCTGGCAAGTAGCCGTCCATAAGCAAGGCTTCATCGAGCCACCAACCGAAGATCCGGTCGAGGGCTTCGATTTCCCACCACTGGGATCGCTCAATGGCAACTGATTCGTGATAGGTCTGGTGGTCCAACCGGCCTGAGGAATAGTTGTACCCGCTTGAATCCGCGAGGACTTTGTTTTTAGGCATGTGTACGCAACGTGCAATCTCGCCAAGGATCGCATTGCGGAATTCGGTATAGGTCGTCACTGGTTGCTTCGGATCGAACTGGACCATCTCCCAGCCTTTGGGCAGGCTTGTCATCAGTCCTCGATCGATCTGCACGAAGTCAAACGGGTCGATGTCGTCAATCCCGTCGGACGCAGAATCGAAGGCATTGGACTGAGTCTTGAGAATCGCCGAGAAGTCCGCAGCATTTTCGGCAGCAGTGATCACCGCCAGGGTGTATCGACGCAGCATGGCGAACAGCGGCAAGGCAGGTGTCAGCTCGGGAATTCCGCGCATCTGTCCAGGTCGCTCGGCGCGGAATAGGTGGATAATGTCGTCGGGGTCGACATCCTCTTTTTCGAATGCATCCAGCGGCCATCGGTCGCCAGGGTGTCCTTTAAGGATGTGGTAGACCGTTGGATTTCCAAAGTCGTCGAACTCAATACCGTCTACTTTGTTTGGCAGTCCGTCGGCGAAGCAAGGCGTCGCAAGTTGGTCGCACTCGATGACTCGTAGATCCAGCTTTACATCGTTCTTTGATCGCGGGTTGTTGCCTTTGAGTATGACGGTCTCACCATCGATAACCTTAGCGATCCGGGCAGTGCGAAGCTTGCTCGCCAGCCGCACGTCCTTTGCCCATTTGCGCCACTTTGCCTCGATCATGCGAGAGGCAGTAGTGTCAGGGAGCATCACCTGTAGACTTGGCCCGGTCGAGATGCAATCGTTGGCCAGGGTCAGAACTACCCCCTTCGCGAAGCTATTGTTTTCCATGCATTCGTAGCGAGATCGCTCGCGCAGTGTCTTGCGCACCGAGACCGAGTTGGCCGCAGCAGCGGAGAGATTGTCGGCGTATCGCCAGTGCTTCGATGTCTCTGCGGTGTTGGCCGCAGCATCGTAAGAGGCCGACAGCGAGTCCATTCGCTTGGCTCGATCCTGGACCCGACGAGCGGCAGCCAGGGCCTTTGTGTCGATCGGCTTTCCGTATTGATCGAGCAGCATCATAAGACTAGCTCTTTGGCTGAGGATTCATGAACAGAAAGAAAACCACGGCCCCACCGAGGATGAGAGTGGCCATCGAATTGAAGATCAGGCCAGCTAGCAGGAGGAACCAGCCAGCCCCAAAAAACAGATGGCGCGATGAGGCCGTGGTAAGGGCTCGCAGGATCGATGTTATCAGTACGGTGACCCAGCCAGGCATCATTGACCTCTTGCCGATCCAGGGATCATCTTGGCGAACAGGACTCCGCGGCGTGGCTTGGAGGCGTTCTGGTTGTTGGCCAGTTCCTCACGAGCCTCGCGCATGTCGGCCATCGACCGATTCGTCACGGTCACGCCGTCAGCCGAGACGCTCTGCGGGGCGGCGGCAGCGTCGGCGATCTGTTGATCAGTGATTGCTGGAGTGGTCATTTGGTTTTCTTGCTGGAGGTCTGGAGGGATGCGAGTCGATCGAGAGCTGCGGCGCGGCGCCGGTCGGCTTCGTCTTGTCTAATGACCTCGACGATCTCGGCGATCTCAGCCTCTAGCACCGCATCGCGATCGGTCGAGACCGCACCAGAGGGGGCCAGTGCGGTGAAGATCGAGGACTGCGAGACGGCTCCCTTTGGAGGTCGCTTGGGGTTCCACCAAATTGCAGCCAGGAGCAGAAAGACAAGCACGATGAGAAGAAAGAACAGGGTCATGAGCGGATTACCTTGAGTGCGACTACGAACAGAAGAACTAGGAAAGCGATCGCACAGAGGCCTGCGAGGATTGCTTCGCCGGGATTCCAGATCCAATACAGGAGGGATTGGATTGGGTCTTGGTCTTTGGGTCGCAGATTGGGGAAAAGCTTTTCTCGCTCCGGATTCAGGAGAGGCACGCGGCTAGGTGGGCAATTGCCGTCAGGACAAGCCGGATCAAACTCTTGAGCCATCGGAGGGCTAGGGTCTTGAGCTGGTTGAGTAGCTTGCTGTTGAATCTGCGTTGATTCTTTGAGGGCTGCATACAGGCCGGACGCAGACGAGGGGAGCGACGAGGATCCCGCAACGTAGACATGTCCGCCACGGGCATCGGTGAAAACGACCGCCGGAAATTGGTCGGTGGGTACAACGCCACCAAACCGTTCTCTGTACAGCGGATTGTCTTTGGTGTAGGCCTGGAAATTGACGTTCTTGCGCAGGTCGGACAACTGCGGATCACGATTGACCCAGTCGAGCAATCTCTGTGACGCCTGGTCCGTGCCAACGAAGATCGCCAGCGAGTACTTATTGGCCCAAGGCGTGGAAGTGACTGTGACCTGGCTCCTTGCTGGCTGCGAGGGCGAAGCTCCGGCCTGCGCGAACGGCAGCAAGTACACTGGATTGCGAGTGAATCCAGGCGTCTTGATCTGATCGCAAGGTGGACAGTAGACGTCTTGTCGCTTGATTTCCCGAGCTGCACTCTCGTTGACTGGGACGCTGTTGAGCGGTGCGTTTCGCAGCTCGTCGTAGCTCACTCCCCCGGGTGCAAAAGATCGCTCGACTGGTTGATCGATCCCGAGGGATTGTTCAATTCGCGGAGCAACTCGCTGGCCCACGACAACGCACAGAGCGCTAAACAGAGCCAGAGCCACCAAACCGAACGAAAGCACGATTTTGACACGTTGTCCCCCACCAGGGCATTCTTGGCAACTTACCATTTCCATTGATCCTCGACCGCTTTGTACGACTGAAAAACAGGAGGGCTCGGAGGGTCATACAGCGTGGTCAGCGCGAAACCTCCGTAGCCAGCCCAAGCCTTGTGAAACTGCGATCGCTCGACGAACTCATAACGATCGGTTTGGTTGTTGTCCAAGATGCAAGCGTAAACCTTGCCGTC